CACCTAGGCCACCACCTCCGAAGCCACCGCCACCGAAGCCACCGCCACCGCCTCCAGTAGCACCACCTTCAGCACCACCTTCACCGCCTTCAGCACCAGCACCACCATTAAGTGCTGCTTGAAAATCACCATATAATCTATCAACTGTGTCAAACATACCAGTATGTTTAATAACAGCAGCCGTATTCGCCAATTCAGCAGAAGCCGCTTTTTCCATACGTTGTTCAAGTAAATCTTGTTTAATTTCATCATCAGACCATCCTAATATTTCTCTATGAGCACGTGTCCATGACATAGCACCAAATCCATTACCAATATCAGCAACAGCGTCTTTAAGTGCTGTGATTTTAAGTTGTAAATGTTCAACTTTAAGCATTTCAGCTTGTGTTGATGGGTTATTAAGTGTTAAACTAAAATTATCTAATTCATCTTCAAAACCTAGTAAATATAAATGGATAATTGCAATTTTATTTAATTCTTGTAATATAGATTGTTGTATTCTATTTATAGTTCTAGAAAAACGAATATCTTGTAATGCTAAGTTTTTACCTTCACCAGTAGCCTCCTCAAAACCTAAAAATGGTTTAGGTACACGTAATGCTGTAAATAAATTACTTCTTAGATATTCAATATCTGCAATTTGGTCAAGATTCGCTGCACCAGGCAATGTATCAATTGGGCTTGGTGCCGATTCATCCCTAACTGGTATAAAGTAATCTTGGTCATTTGCTAATTGATTGTAACGTAAATCAATTTGACCAGTTTGTGGGTCTATAATTGGCATACGTTTAAATCTATCAGCAATTGTATTAACATATTGTTCAACATCAGCGTCATCGATGTTACCGACATATATTTTATATATTCTTCTTTCTGGGGCCCTTGTAACACGATAAACAAGCATAGAATCCTCAGATAACAAAAGTTGCTTCCATATACGTCTAGCTTTTTCTAATACTGATGTACCGTATGGTAATCTTCTATCATCACCTAATAATCTGAAATGAGCAATTTGCCATGAATTAAATTCAATATCACGACCTCTCCAGAAAAATTTTACTTTATCACCAGAAGATGTTTCTTCTGTTGGTTTTTCACGACCAGTCACCATATCAAATAAACCGCTCTCTCTTCTTTCCATTTCATAGTTTGGCATCTGTTTAGCACCTATAATACCATTTGAACCATCTATATTTAAAAAAACAAAGTTATCACCGTATTTACATGTATTTCTCGTCCACATTGGACAAGAAGTGTGAAAATCTAATCTATTAAAGAACAAATCTTCCAATATTGATTTAACCCTTTTACTATCAGAATAAATGTTAAGCATTTTACCTTGATTATTAAGAGTTGTTGATTCTTCCATCATCACATCTAACGCAGCTGCAATTGTTGGGTAAAACTCCATAGCTTCAAAATCCGAATAAGAACCTATACGAGTTGTTTCATAATTAATTGATTGTTGAAATAACCCATTCTCAACTTTTTTCCAAACTTGACCTAAGTATTTGTTTTGTTGTGCTTGTAATTTAGCTGTTTCATAATCAGCTTTGTTATCTGTTTTTAATAATTCACCACTACCGATGTTATATCTTTGTACCGAAGGTTGTTGTTTTGGTTTAATACCATCTGGACTAATTACTTGTCCTAACCTTTGGAATATCGTTAAATTTTGTTTAGCCATTTTTTATTTTTATTAAAATATAATAAATTATTTAATAATTTAAAGTGTTATTCAGCATAATCACATTCGACATATGCATATTTTGCTATCCTATCATCAACAATTGCTAATTCATATACATAAGTAGTTATAAAATCTTCACCTTGTGACCCAGCTACAGCATCACAATACACATCACGTGTAATTCTATTAACGTCAGTTTTTTTAGCCACTTGATTTGGAAGTGGTTTCCATCTAAATACTGTACTACCAGAGTTTTTATTTAAATAAAAATCTTTGTTTACTTGTTTACCTATACCCATTTTATTATTAATTATCTCATTTTTCCAAACAACCAAGCATACTCACCTCTAGGGTCTTGTACATTTTTATATGCAACATGGTCTGGATTTATTTTTGTTTCTTTTTGTTTTGTTACTGGATTAATTACAGTTTTTGTTGGTGCTGTTGTAGTAGATGTCATCCAACTAGAAAGGATAGCCTTTGTTTGTTTTTCTAATCTTTCTAAATTCTTAAATGAATGTTCCATCACCCATAAACACATCGCTAATGACATAAGTAAATCATCATGGTAACCTTCCATGTGGTCTGGTCTACCATTTTTGTAAATAAATGTTTTCATTTCTGAAATCATTCTACTTGAACGAATTTTAACACCATTTGTTCTAATTTTATATTCCAAGTTGGAAATCATTGGTAGTCGCACATTTGTTGCGTGGAAACCTGGTATTTTGTTTTGTTTATTATAAGATGTTAATTCTCTTTGTCTAGCTGATAATATCTTACCGCTTGAATCATCATAATGTAAATGTTTATATTCAAATTCCAACAGTTTTAACACAGTTGATACACCCATTCCACCAGTTACATCGACAACAGTATAAGCTTTGTATAAATCACCATATTCTTCAACTATTTGAGCTAGTAAATCTGGTTGTATCTTACCTTGATATTCCATCACTTGTTCCATAGTTGTAAAATCAATGATAACAATAGTTGATGAGTCTTCTCCATCACCTCTGGAAACGTCAACCCCCATAATGTATTGGTGGTTTTCTTGAGGTTCTTCCCAAATCCAAATCTCTTGTTCTAAACCACTAGTGTATTTTGGTTCTTTAACATTATTTTTATCGTGAAAATCAATATATTCTTCGTTAATTACGTTACCCCCAGAACCAATAAACGATACATCAAGCTCTTGTGCAATCATTTTAGCATCGTTGTTCATACCTCTACACATTTCTTCATACCATGAAGAAGTGGGTTTCCAACCTTCGGCTATACGAGCATTATAAGATGCAAATGTAAATTCATATTCTGGTTCTACATCATCACCTTTTAACCACCTTAAATCTTTATTATAACGTAAATCTTCATACCATTTCATTTCAATGATATTGAAGTTATTCTTTTTGTTTCTAGCTTGGTCGTATGTTTTATAATACAACGCATCCATACCGTTAGGTGTTGAAATAAGAGTTGCACGTCCACCAGTACCTAACGCTGTAAGAGCAGCACCAAATACCTCAGCACCGTTATCAATATATGCTGCCTCATCCATAATAAGAAATGTTGGTGTAAAACCCCTTAATGCATCTTTTGATGTGGCAACCGCTTTTACACGACTACCGTTAGGTAATTTAATTTCTTTTTTAGAGTCTGTAAGGAATATTGATTTACTTTCATTTTTAGCGTTGCCATAATATTCATGACCCCACACCCATCTAGGTAATTGACCTAAAAAGTCTTTAATTTTAGCCAAGAACTCGAAAGCTAACTCTTGCTTATTGGCAATGATTAGAATCGCTTCTGGGTTATCTTTATCTGCAAAACCAACTTTTATTGACATATATGCGGCTGTTGTTGTTGATACACCAGCTTGTCTAGGTTTGGTTACAATATTAAAACGATGTTTTTCGTAAGCTGAAATAATCTCTTTTTGTCTTGGGAATAATCTAAAAGGAACAAAACCCTCTTGGGTTTTATCAAATGTTTCCAAATATGTTTCAATAGCATATATTGGGTTTTGTAAACATCTAGCATATTCCTTAAATATCTCTTGTACTGTCAGCATAATTATTATTCTTTTTATTAATAAATATGCTGAAATCAAGTAAAAACGTTTATTTCAAATAACAAAGGGCCCATATGGACCCTTTATCGTTATAATATTTTATTTAATGTTAAAATAATTCATCAAAATTAAACCCATCATCATCATCGGAATCATCATCGGAATCATCATCATCTGAACCACGCATAAGTTCTTCAAAATCAAAACCTTTATTATCGGAATAACCAACGGAATTTTCTTGATTATAACTATCAATTTCGTTCATAGCTTCATAATATTCTTCTTCTGTAAGTTCTTGTCTAACTTGATTTGCTATTTCTTTTACTATGGTTTTACCTTCTTTGGTATTAGCCATTATTTCTCTCATTTTTACGTTGAACTCATCAACTGGTAACGCAGCTAATTCACTATATATGTGGTGTTTCAATTCAAAATCATCTGGTTCGATAGCGTTTGTGAATCTACCCCAAAGACCAGGACCCAATCTCATATCCCATGGTTCAGCCGCTAAGAAATCAGCTTGACCAATAACGAATTCACCAGTTTTTCTATCTTTTGGTAAACCATGTGCTGACAATAATTCCATTACTCCTTTAACTAATTCGTGAATAAGAACTGGAAACACCATAGCTTGTGCGTATATAACTGCCTTTGGATTTGACGGTGTTGGGAATTGTACCCTAACAACACCACCACTAACGCCATTTTCCATATTAGGTATAACGTAATACATATAGTCAGCAGCCGCCATCATTTTAGAGTATTTGTTAGCCAAACGTGGTTCAATATCTGTTAATTCATCGTCAACCATATGAAACATGTGACTACACTTTTTAGCGGCACCTTGTGTCATTGCGTTAAGAAATCTACGTTTGTAAACTTCTTTGTTTGCATTAATCATAGCATCGTGATTATCAAATTCTGTTTCAACTCTAATTGGTTTAGGGTTTGTCTTAGTACCTTGCATGTTAATATTGTCTGTCAATTCAGCATGAATTTCAACAACATCCTCACCCATATTATACTCTTCTCTAATCATTTTAATGGCCAATTCAACAAGGTCTTTTCTATGTTTAGTTTCTAACCCAATTGTTTCGTAAACCAAAGGCATCATGTTAGACACAAGATTTCTATTATCAATTGAATCACATTCAAAAGCTCTTTTGTATCTGTTAACCACTTCAGTAAATCTTTCACCCATAACCGATTCTTCAAAAGTGCTATCTTGGTCTTCTGGGAATATAGGGTGTTTACCTAAAGAATGTTTTCTTTCTCTCAAATCGTTTTCTAATTGAGGGTTCATTCTTTCGGTTAATCCTTCTGGATATAATACACTTTCGTTTAATGGTTTAACATTACCTACTTGTTTACCCAATTTAGATTTTCTTAATGCTTCTTCAGCTATTTTTTTATAATCAGCCATTATTTTATATCTTTTACTTTTATTGTTTTTATAACGTTTTTCTTTTCTTTTAAACCTTCCTTTACTGGTGTTTGTGTTTTTGCAATATTTTTAATACTACTTATAATCGTAGATATTTTATTCTCTGGAACACCAATACGTTCAGCAAACGTAGCCAATACAATAGCTTTTCCTTTATCACTACCTTGACTAACTTTATCGATAAGGGTTTTAATTACATCGAATTCATCTAATTTTTTTACAAAAATTTTAGCTGAACCAGTTAATTTATCTTCATCATCAGCTAACCCAGCACCTTGACCTTGATTATTAGAATTTTGAGCTGGTTCCAAATTAGCTTGGTCCATACCTAATTCATTTAAACGATTACGTTTACCAAATAATGTTTCAAGTTTATATTTTTTGAATCTTGGTGTTGACATATACTCTTCATCTTTCATTTTACCACAAGATAACATCTCATCAATAGTCTTGAATTTCTTAACTTCATTTGTTTTTTTATTCACAAAGAAATGTTTATATCCTTCATATGTTTCATCTTTAGATTCAATTTTGGTATTTTCCATTTCAAATCTTTCTTTCATTGGTAATGCAACTTTTTGTTCAAATTCGTCCACACTGTATATAATATTATTACCTAAATCATCCATATCGTCTAAACAATAAACAGCCATATCAACATTACCATCTGGGTATACACCTCTAACCATTTGATAATTTTTATCAGCAATAGTAAAAGGTTGTGATACCTTACCAGTGTTAACATCTTTAACGTTAGACAAATACTTAATGGTTGCTTTATCTTGTGGTGCAATAACTGCTTCTGGTTCTAGTGTGTTTAATTCCTCTACAACATTAACATTAACATCTTTACCTAATGTTTTTAAATTATTAGCAAGTTTAGGTAAATCTTTTGCTTGAATATTAACGTTTGTTTTATTTGAACTACTAGAATCACCAAACATAGATTCTTGTATTTTATTTTTGTTTTTCATGATTATGTTTATTATATTGTAATATTAGGTCTTTTTCGTATAGTTTTGATTCAACCACATCCATAGGTTCACCAAATTTAAAACAAATCCTTTTTTCTGGATAAGAATCATAAGCGTTTATGTTTTCCCATGCCAACGCAATAACCGCATCCACAGCAGCCCAAACAGCAAATGTATCACTATCTTGAACTACATCAAACTTAATTTCTGACTCCAATCTACCAACTTTTTTGATGAAATGGTCATGAGGTGCTGAAGGTCTTCCAGATGCTGGAAAAGTATCCCAATCATCACCATCAATGTTTTCAGTAGTGTCAGAAAAGATAAATTCATACAAGTAATTTTCCTTGTAATCTTTACCTATTTTATTGACATATATTAAAAACAAATCTTTCATTATATATTAGCTTTTGGGTCTGGTGTTACTTCTGGCATAGGAAGAAATGGTTTGTTTCTTCTACTCGGAGAAATATTAGGTTGTACTTCATTTGGTTTAGGTTCAACCTTTGGTTTTGGTGTCACTTGTGGCTCAATCATTGGTTCAGCATCATCATGGCCGAAAGTTTCATATAATTTCATAGATAAATAATTTTTATCAAATATACTAAATTCTTCTGACAAATTCAAGTTTTCATTATTAGTTTTTTTACCCCACTTTTTACCTTTACCTCTGGTACCACAAGATGCTGGTGTTGGTCTACATGCTGGATATTTAGCTCTTTCTTCACCTTCTTTCCTACCACATGTTTTACATTTCTTTCTACCAGTTTCTGGGTCTTTTTTACATGTGTTGCAGTCAACCCAACCTTTAGATTTTCCTTTACCACCTTGTCTTTCAAACCACCCATGAAGTCCTTTACTTTTTTCTTTTGAGAAATCAGTTTTTTTGGCTTCATAAACTTCTAAATTTTCATCTAAATTTGGTTCAATATCATCACCAAACGATTCATCTGTACTATCACCCCAATTAGCTGCACCAACGTTTCTACATTTAACAAGAGCACCAGAAGCGTAGGCAGATGGCCATACATCATATCTACTTCTTACTTTGTAGTAACAAGCGTCTTTTTTCTTTTTCTTCTTTTTTTTCTTTTTCTTTTTACGTCCCTCTTCAATTGTTTCATACAATACAACAACTTCATACTCACTCTCTTCATCAAATTGAGTTTCGATAATTTCAACAACCAACTCAGTTGACCCTTTAATTACTCTATGAAATGTGTTCTTTGGAATGAAATATTCACCATTTTTAGATAGTTCGATAGGTAAACCATTATCAAACTGCAATTTCCAATCATTTTCATTGATTGGAATTACAATTCTATCTTCATGGTCTTGATGCCATGTTAACTCACTTGAGTTAACATTAGCGTCAAAGACTCTTTTTATTATATTACCGTTTTTGTTTTCTTTATAAGGTTTCATATAAAATAAATATTACCAAAATCTACCACCACCAGATAAACCTAATAATTTAGCATATCTAGGTAATCTACAAGACCAGTATCCAGCTTGTGTTTTATCATTTTTTTGTTCACAGTTATGTCTATCAGCAAATGCTTTTCTAGCTTTTGGGTCTTTTAGTTTAACAGCTAAATTACCACCACCAGACTTAGCACCAAATGATACTTTTTTCACTTTACCAGTTTTAGGGTTTTTAACGTATACATAGAATTTTTTAGAACCGCCTCTTTTTGGTTTACCTATTTCTACTTTTTTGCCTTGATACTCCGCTTCAGTTAATGCGTTTTTATTTTTTTCTTTTGCAGTATTAATACAATCTTTAATCGCAATACTTGCTTCAGATGATGGAAAAGGTTTACCCTTTCCTTCCATTTCAGTTTTAATTTTATGACGACATGATGATTTTATTTTTTCTATGTTAACTTCATTTACATCTTCAATTTCTTCAAAAATAAAATTCATTTTAATTTTATCATCACCAACTTGTAAATAACCTAAATCAAAATCGTTTACAATAAACGCATCGTTTTCATTTAATGTTATTAACCCTTTGCTGTATAATGATTTAACTTCTTTAAGTAGAGAGAAGAATTTATCCGAACCATATCTAAATACTGATTCACCTAACGCAATTTCGTTTTGTAAGTGATAAGCCAAGTCGCTAGAAACTGGTATACCTTGTTGGATTTCCATTGGTTTTGACCATTCAGCGTATTCATCATCTTCGTGGTCTTCCATATCAACAGATTTCCAAGCATCACCACTTTTAGTTTCATTCATCAAGAAATCAAACACTTGGTCCATGTTGTTTTTTGCTTCTGCAATATGGTCAGCAGCCCAATCATGACCACTATTCAATATTGCTTCAATTTTACCTTCATCCAAATCTAACAATAAACCAGCTTGTCTTCTCATTTGTTCTAAGTTACTGAAGAACATATATCTAGTCGGTGCTTCACCTTCACCACCTTCTTTTAAAATATCGTTAGAACCTGGTTGGAACATATTGTTTCTTTTTGGTTCATCTAAAAATAAATTGTTTAATTTGTTTTCGTAAACTGAAAGTTCTTGTAAATCTTCTTCATCATTAGCGGTATCATCTGGCATATCACCACCAGTGTCATCACCAAGGTCGCCAAAGTCGCCAGAGTCATCGCTGGAATCATCTTGATTATCAGAACTATTATCTTCATTATCTTCATCACCAGCACTGTTTATTTTTTTGATTATATCTTTTCTATCTTCTTCATCCATTTCAGCTGTGTGTGTTGCTGAAATAACTGAATTTATTACAAATTTTTCTAAATCAAAGTCTGGTTGACCTTGTTCTTCTGTATATTTTCTTAATGATTGACCTAACTTACCAGTTAATTGTTCAATGAATTTTTTAGGGTCTTCTTCTTCGTTTGCCTCAACGCCAGCATCAAATGGTTCGTCTTTAAATGGTTTGTCGTCATTTTCTGGTGCTGGTTCTTCGTCACCCCCAAAATCACCGAAACCAGCGTCATCGGCTGGTTCGGAAATAGGTTCCGCTGGAGCTGGTGCTGGAGCCGCTGGGGCTGGTGCATCAATCTTCAGCTTATATTTTGTCTCTTCGCTTACTTCAGAGCTTTTTTTTTTAATTCACCTTCTAGTAAAGCGTCTAATCTGTTGATAGCTTCTTCAATTGATTCTTCAAAGTAATCACTGTGTTTTGGGTTAATATTGTATTTACCTTCAATATCAGAAACTTCATCACCAAAATTATCCTCATCATCATCATCAGCCCATTCAATACCTACATCATTAGGATTGATTCTAGTAATATCGTGAATATCTACTTCTATATTTTCACCAGTTTTAACATTTTCTAAATGAGCTGAATATGTTGGGTTTCCGTTTATATCATCAATTTGTCCATTACCAACTACTTTGTAGTACTGACCATTATATTCAACAAAATCACCAACCATATCATGGTCAAAATCACCTAAATCTTTCCATGTATATTTACCTTCATCAGAAACTTCACCTAAAGCACCAGCTCTAACTTTTTTCAAATCATCTTTTCCAATATCACCAGATTTATCAACATCTAATTTGTGTTGACCACCATGTAATTCTTCTTCAAATTTAACACCTCTAGCTAATAATACATCTTTTTGAGTAATTTCGTCTGGGTCACCACCTAATGATGCTAATTTCTCATCAGACATTTTTTCTTCTTCGTCATATCTAGCCATCATTTCTTCAATAGCAGCTTCAAATTCGTTCAATTCAACTTCATCAACCATAGGTTTGTTACCTTCTAAGTTACCTTCACCAGTAAAGCCCATTCCGAATCCTTCGTTTACTTTTACTTCTTCACAATCATCACAAGCTTTTCCATCAGCAAGGTTGTCACCAAACTGACCTTTTTCTTTACCTACTTTTGCTTTGTTAGATAATGGAGTACCTTTCTTATCAACAACATATTCTTGATTATCACCTAACCCTTTTTTTTCAGAGAAGCCTTGGTCAGCTTTCAATGGGTGGTGTTCTAATAAATTATCATCTTCAAATACATTAATATCACCACCTCTGTTATAAGATTCAGATAATGATTTGAATTTCAAGTTTAATTGTTTGATTGCTTTAGCGTAAGAAGGATAAGCTTCGTCTTTTTTGTTTTGTAAACCACCAATATATTTGAAATCCTCTAAAACTAAACCAGTTGTTTTGTTAGTTCTTTTGATATAATATTCATGGTTTTCTCTAATGATAGCATAAGCATTACCGTCTGGTCCTATTTTAGTTAACTCAACAGCGTGGTTACCTTTATTTTCGCTTTCGTTAATTGGTTTAATACCCATAAGAGATAATTGACGCTCATGGATTTCTTTACCTTTAAGACCGATTGGGCTAATAATTTGTTTATTATTTTTCATGTTATAATTTAATTTAAATTTTTATTTTTATAAGTTAGGACTTCCAGTATACACATCAATAGGGTCGCCTAATAAAAAGCAACCAGAACCAGAACTAACTGTTCTAATATATAAATCAATACTTGAAGCTGCTCCAATGTCTACACTTACACCATTAAGTACTATTGTACAACCAGCGGTACCACCATATACTGAAGTATATGTATGGGCTGTTAAATTAGCAGATGCTGCTGGAACTATAATACTATATATGTCGTTATTTCTTGCCATAGTAAATTCTTTTCTAATAAATATTGTGAAAAATAAAAAAAGCACCGTTTAGGTGCTTTTTATTTGTTTTTTCATTTTTCTTTCTTTATTGATATGTATATATCACCATACCAACCGAACACTTCATCTTCAAATTCTGTATTAGGTTTAAAATCACTCATATTAATTTCAATTTCTTCAAAATAACATTCGTTTGGAAACCTAACTTTAACTTTAGTCTTTCTTCTATGATGTGGAATTAAATCTGTATAATTATCACTTCTTTCTGGCATATTATTTACTATTTAAAAACTGTTATGAAACAACCTAAATGTGGTGCTTCTAGCATTAATTCTCTTGTTTTAGTGTATAATAATGTATTACCATCAATAACTATTTCACCATTTTCTATTTTAGAAGTCAATTCAGTTATTTCATCTTTATTGAAATAAACCATTTCAGAAGATTCACCACCTTGTTTTATTAACAAGAAATCATGTGTCATTTCTATCTTGTTATTTTCAGAACTAGATTTTGTTAAGTTTTCTTTTATCACTTTTTCCATTTGTATAGTTTTAATATAAATATGATTAATTTGATAATGGTGCTTTAATAGTTGCGTGTGATTGATAATTTTCAATCTTAAAGTCAGTATTGTCTAAATGATTTATTAAAGATAAATCATCACCTAACGATTTATAAAAATCATCAGTTTTTTCATGTATAAGTTTTGGTAATTCAAATGGTTCTCTTGTTCGTGTTGGTATACCGAACTCATCACATACTTTTGTGAATTCATCATCACTCATTCCTTCTTGTAATCTAGTTAAATCTAATTTAGGATTTTCATAACACATACAAACTCTTTCATCAACTCTTAACTCTCTACCAATCTGTTCTTTAGCTTGTTCAATATGATTTGAATATAAATGAACATCACCTAAATTACCAATCAATTCATCTGGAACCATATTAACTACTTTAGCTATAATTTCAAGTAACAAACCATATGATGCAATATTGAATGGTAAACCTAAGAATGTATCTACTGAGCGTTGATTCCACATTAAAGAGATTGCTCTGGTTGGTAAACTATCATCACCACCTTCTAATATCATTTTATGCTTTTTAACCATCAAATCCATTCTCTCATCTAAACTCAACTCTCTTGTATAAACTTGAAATCCATAATGACAAGGAGGAAGAACCATTTGGTCTAATTCACCAACATTCCACGCATTAACCATCAATCGTCTTGAGTCTGGGTTTGTTTTAAGGTCACGGATTAAAGTTTCTATTTGGTCACATTTTGCTACATTTTTATAATATGTAATCGCTCCATGTTCCCAACCAGCTGGTACTTTTTCATAACCACACCAATTTCTCCATTGCTTACCATATACTGGACCTAATTCACCCCACTTATTAGCAAACTCATTATCGGTTTTAATCATATCAATAAAAGCTTCCTCCTTTGTTATAAACGGACCCCAATCTATTAATCCATTATGTTTCTCATAATTCTTTATAGCATCACCATCCCAAATATGACAATTATTATCAACAAGGTATTTGATGTTTGTATCACCACGTAAGAACCATAACAATTCTGTCACAATTCCTTTGAAATACATTTTCTTTGTGGTTAATAAAGGAAACCCTTCTGACATCTTATGACGGATTTGTCTCCCAAAGACAGAAATGGTACCCGTTCCAGTTCTATCACCTTTCTGAGTACCATTTTCTAAAATGTCTTTTAATAATTCTTGATATCTTACGTCAATATTATTCATGAACAATTTCTGGTTTTTGATTTTTAACTTTCTCAAATATTGAGATTTTATCTTTTAATCCAGCTAATGATGTTGATGTAACGTTACCGTTTTTAAGGTAGTTACTGATAATATCACTCATGTTTTGTAACATTTCTTTTACAGCAACATCTGGTGTGATATCAGATTCTGTTTCAACTTTAAGTTGTTCAACTTCTTTTAATATTTCAGTTGTGTCAACGTTGTCCAATTTACTAGTCGTATATTTTTTGATATGTGTATTTAACACAGAACCTTGACTATCGGCTGTTTCAAAACGCATGTAATCTGTTTTTGCGACATCAGTGTATTTGTACTGACCACCATTGCTAAAAATAATTGTTAATTCATTTGTGATAGTGTTATAAACTGAAGCACAAATGTTTGATGATGAATAGATTGCTTTAACTACTCCTTCTTTTTCTTTTCTTTTTAAAATCATACTTTTTTATTTTTATTTATTTTTTATTATGTGTTCTATAAGAATTTATTTCATTTAAATGAAATATTTTTGATGTTTGAACCATTTCATTTAATTCACCGTTATATTCTTTGACGGTGATAATCATGTAGTTACCAGTTATCATCATTCCAGCATCTTCAAACTCTACTCTTGTTAATGATGGCATAACTACGTCATTAACAAGTGTTTTAACCAATAATTCAACCTTTGGAAAGGTCGGTATCATATTTGAATTCATTATTTACTTTTTATACAAATATACTAATATTTATGTTAGAAGTCAATATTGATTTAATAAATAATTTTTAGTAATATTGCTAAAAAAGTAAACAAAATGGGTTATATGAATAGAGAAATTTATCCAAAAGTAAAAGTAATCATGAATCAATCTATAAAAGAAGCTAAAAACTTTGATGATTCAAAAGTTAGACCAGAACATATCATTTTATCTATACTTTCAGATGATGATAATGAATGTACTAGGGTATTAAAAAAAATAAAAATAGATACATCTGAATTGTATGATAAGTTATCAGATTATGTTAGAAAAAGCGATTTAACACCAAGAGGTTATACATCGGTAAAAAGAAGTTTACCTTTTTCTGACGAAACTAAAACTATTTTAAAAACACTAGACAAAGAGTGTGAAAAAGTTAATGATAACATGATAGATACAACACACATTATGTTGGCTATTTTGAATTCAAAGCAACCAGTTGTTGAATTTTTGGCAACTATTGGTATAACTTACAATTCTTTTAGGAAAACTATGCTTGGAAATAAAAATGATGAGGTTACTAATGGTGCGTTGGATGATGATAATGAAGAGATGGATTCATTTAAGAAAAAACAAAAAATTAGTGAGGGTAAAAGTAAAACACCAGTTTTAGATAATTTCTGTAGAGATATATCAAAAGCGGTGGAAAAAGGTGAGATTGACCCAGTTGTTGGTAGAGAAAGTGAAATTAAAAGAGTTTCTCAAATTTTATCAAGAAGAAAGAAAAATAACCCAGTATTGATTGGTGAGCCTGGAGTTGGTAAAACTAGTATTGTTGAAGGACTAGCACAACTTATTAAAGATGGTAATGCGCCTAGAACACTTATAAACAAAAAAATATTTAGTTTAGATTTAGCATCAATTGTTGCTGGTACTAAATATCGTGGTCAATTTGAAGAAAGAATGAAAGCAATATTAGAAGAATGTAAAGCCAATCCAGACGTTGTATTATTTATTGATGAGTTACACACTATTGTTGGTGCTGGAAATGCTTCTGGTTCATTGGATGCTTCAAATATCTTTAAACCAGCATTGGCACGTGGTGAATTACAAGTAATTGGTGCTACGACTTTAGATGAATATCGTGAAAACATTGAGAAAGATGGTGCTTTGACTAGACGTTTCCAACAAGTACTTGTTGAAGAACCGACTTTAGAAGAAACAAAAGTTATTTTAAATAATATAAAAGAAAAATACGAAAAACATCATAGAGTTAAATACACAGATGAGGCTATCGAAGAGTGTGTTAAATTATCTGCTAGATATATCATGGATAGAAGTATGCCAGATAAAGCTATCGATGTTTTGGATGAAGCTGGTGCTACAACAAACGTTGGTGTTGAAAAACCAGAAAACATCAAAGAACTAGAAGTTAAAAGAAACGAAATTAACGAAAAGAAAAAAGAAGTTGTATTAAAACAAAAATATGAAGAAGCTGCCAAACTTCGTGATGAAGAAAAGAAAGTTACTGAAGATTTGGAAAAAGCAATGACTGAATGGCAAGCTAAATTAGATAAAAAAGTTACTGAAGTAGGTATAGATATCATATCAGAAGTCGTATCAATGATGACTGGTATTCCATTGACAAAAATATCAACACAAGAAAGTAAAAGATTAATGAACCTAGATAAAGAATTGATGGGTAAAGTAATCGGACAAGATGATGCTGTTACAAAAGTTATCAAAGCAATCAAAAGAAATAGAATCGGTATCAAAGATAAAAACAAACCAGTTGGTTCATTTATCTTTTTAGGACCTACTGGTGTTGGTAAAACGTTGTTGGCTAAATTGTTAGCTGAACAAGTTTATGGTGACCCAGAATCTCTTGTTAGAATTGACATGTCAGAATATATGGAAAAACATTCTGTGTCTAGACTTGTTGGTCCACCCCCAGGCTACGTAGGTTATGACCAAGGTGGTCAGTTAACTGAAAAAGTTCGTAGAAAACCACACTGTGTTATTTTATTTGACGAGATTGAAAAAGCACATGAAGATGTATTCAATATCTTATTACAATTATTAGATGAAGGTCATTTAACTGATGGTTTGGGTAGAAAAATTAATTTCAAAAACTCTCTTATCATAATGACATCAAATATTGGTGTGAAAGAAGTTAATTCATTTGGTAAAACAATGGGGTTTGAAACAGCGGCATCAATAGTTGGTGAAGAAAATAGAGCTCGTTCAATTATTGAAAAAGCGTTAAAGAAAAAATTCAAACCAGAATTTTTAAACCGTATCGATGAAGCGATTATCTTTAGAGGTTTATCACAAGAAGACATACACAAAATCATTTATTTAGAAATTGAAAAATTAGAAGAACGTGTAGTTGAAATGGGATATAAACTTAATGTTAGTAAAGAAGCTATTGAATTTTTAGGTAGACAAGGGTATGATGAGGCTTATGGGGCTAGACCATTAGCCAGAGCAATTCAACATTATGTTGAAGACCCAGTTGCTGATGAAATATTAAGTGAAAACTTTAAAGAAGGTGAAATAATAGAAGTTTCATATGATGAGAAAAAAGAAGAGCTGGTTATAAAGCAAGGTAAAACTAAAAAAACAAAATAATAAAAGACCCCGATTTTTTCGGGGTTTTTTTATATTTATTAATATGAAACCGATAATTAAACAATTATTAAGAGAAAGACTTTTAACTAAAGATGATTTCGATATTAGACAAGTTGCGGATTTTGTTAACTTTGCTAAAGAATTTATTGGTATTGATGATGATGTTAAAGTTGAATTGGCGTTTGAAAAAACACCAGATTTGAGAACAACAGCTTATTATCATAATGGTGATAAACGAGTAAAAGTTTATGTTAAAAATAGAGCAATTATTGATGTGTGTCGTTCAATTGCTCATGAATTAGTTCATCATAAACAAAATATAGACGGTGCTTTTGAAGGTGCTGAAGACCCAGGTGCAGACGGAAGTGAATTTGAAAACGAAGCAAATGCAGTTGCTGGAATTATAATAAGAAAATGGGGTAAATTACACCCAGAAATTTACGATTAAAATTATGCCTTATAAATCTAAAGGTAAATGTGTTTATAAAAAAAACACTCGTAAAAAAGTTGGATGCACCAAAGGTAAGGTTAAAGATTATTTGGCCGCATTAGCTATTAATGTAAAAACTGAAAATATGGAAAACAAATTAAAAGGTGGTAAAGCTGATAAAATGTCACCAAAAGATATTGCTGATAAATTTGATGTCACAACAAAAATGGTTAAAAACCAAATAAATAAAGGAAAAAAGATTGAATCTGAGCATACAGATGATGAAGAAAAACAAACTGAAATTGCTGAAGACCACGTATCTGAATTTCCAGATTATTATGACAGAATAGAAAAAATGGAAAAAGAAGCTAAAAAATATTGGGGTAAAAAAGAAAAAACAAACGAATCTAAAACACTGATTAAGAAATTACTTAGAGAAAATTTACAACCAAACGAACCTAAAAATTTAGATAATGAATTAATTAAAGCTGGTGTACCATCAGATATGGTTAACAATGTAACGGTAAAATTAATATACCCTAACGGAAAAGAAACGACATTAAACCCTAATTTAGAAGAAGGTGCTAGAGAAATTGTTTTTGCGTGTTTAATCGCTGCTAGTGGTCTAGTTCAATCATGCCAAAAAGAAGAAAGCCCACATAGTTATAACATAGGGGTAAAAGGTACTGAATATACTATTGTAGGTAATGCTGATGAAAATACAACTTTAACACCAGAAGAAGAAGAACAAGGTATTAGTATAGTAACAGTTAGCGATATGAATGGAAATCCTAGAACTTTTAAAGTTAAATTTCTAAAAGACCAACGTGGAACCCCTAGTAGTGGTGGTTGGGTTTTCGATGAAGAACCAACACCTATAGAGTTTGCAATACTTAGTTTTGGAATGACAAAACCACAAGAAATAAGGAGTAATCGCTTTTTTCATAAAGGAGCAACAATTGTTGACTATATACCAACTGAACCAACAAAACAAGGTGGTTATTCAACACGTCCAGAACCAATTAGAGACCAAAAAACTTTTAAAAACGCAATAGAATATATTAAAAAGGGGCCAATACAACAAAAAGAATTCAACAAAGAAATGGCTCAAAAAGGTATCCCAATAACAGCTCAACAAGCAATAGATAAATATGGTAATAATTAAAAAGGAGGGTTTAGCCCTCCTTTTTTGTTTCACCTATATATTCATAACTGAAACATAATCTTTTGTTATCGTAAACATGGTTTTTATATGTGTTACTATCAGTTACGTCTTTCCTTATTTTTTTATTTTTACTTGTGGCCCTCCAACGTGTAGATGCATCCATATACAAATACATTCTTGGGTGTGCACTTCTAGAAAAAAATCTATGACCTTCATCTAAATGTATTTGAGCAACAGCTTCTATAAACCTAACACCAATACCCATTCCTTGAAAATCTGGTAACACAACAACTCTATGACCTCTCCATGCGTTTTTTAATGTACCACTAGGCATAGTTATACTAGCCAAATAACCAATAACTTGGTCATTCCAAATAGCAATATAATGTCTGGCTGCTTTATTTATTTTTTCATCTAAATAATGATGGTCTTTAAACATTCCCCAGTTATCATTCGTTGTGCGATATATCTCAAGTTTAATTTCTGGTCGGACAAAAAAAAACCGTCCAGCAGTTCTCCCGTGTCCGTATTTATCACCCAATCTGGTTCCAACCAATCAACAATATCCATGTGACACGTTGATATAACAACATTCTCGACATCATTGTTTTTAATATACCTAGATAAAGCCACAGAAGCCGCTTTAGCGACATTTCTATCAACAACTGAGGTATACTCATCAATAACACAATTTGATTTAATCTTACGAGCTAAATCAGCCCTAAATTTTTCACCGTTAGATAATACATGATATGGTTTATACCATGATGGAATAGAATTAAATCCAACAGAACCTAATTTTGTTATACCGTCAGTTGGATTATTAAAATGAGAAATTATAGATTTATTTGATTCCCATATCGGTTGGTCTTCAATACCAAAATGTTTTAATAGTGTTGATTTACCAGAACCACTAGAACCAACTATTACACCTATCTTAAATTTTTTGGGTAATTTATTAGGAAGCTTCCACGGATGAAAGGTCGAAACACCATCAAACTTACAATCAAAAGCCGTCTCACTTGCTTCAATAAATTCATCTCGTTCAACTGTTGATGTTAAAGGGGTTTTAAACCTTTCTAATTTTTCTATTAATGGATTCATAAAACTTTTTATTATAAATATCAAATCGATAATAAAAAGTTATAAAAATAAAATAGCTAGAGAAATAAAATATTTCTCCAGCCATAGTATTTTTTTAAGGTGAAAGAATTACTTTCTACCTTCTGTTAATGTCTTGAATTTTGCTTCTAAAGCAGCAATTTTGTTTTCTAAAACAGCAGTTTTTTGATTTTGTTTTTTAGCTTGTTCGTTAATCCACTCTTGTTTTTTAACAGCAACAGCCTCATTTACGATGTTATCGATTAAATCAACTAAATCAGATTCTTTGATTTTAACTGTTTTTTTTGCAACTGGTTTTACGTTTGACATATTTTTAAGGTTTAATTAAATCTTATTTTATATATAAATATGTGTAAAAAATCAAAAAAACAAAAAATATGTAAAATTAATTTTTTAATAAAACAACATCAAACAAATGTAACAAAACAAATCTATCAAATTTTTTTTTAAATGAGAAAAATTTAATAGCTTCCTCAAAATTTTCAGCAACAGTTGTAGACACAATTTCACCAGTTTTTAACGTTAATCCATATTTTTTTGCCATACCTAATCTTTATTTATAAATATACAAATAAACTATCAAAACATAAAGTGAAACTAACATTTTTTATCAGCAGCTGATGACGCAGCCCACGCATCTGGTTTGACTTTGAACTCATAACCCATACCTAAAATATAACCAACAGCTTGTTGTAAAGCTTTGTTAGATTCATGATTTGGGTCTGGGTTTATATCAGCATGTATCTCCAATGGAATTTCATATAGGTCTAACAATGGAGCTAATTCATATGCAACTTCTACTGATTTCCCAACTTCAAAAACCATACGTTCATTAACTAATTCTTTGTTAGTTTGTTTAAAACCATGATAATATGTTGATGATATGATTAGACCACCACGACCTACAATAACACCACCTAAATCTTCAGATGTTTTTATAAGGATAACAGTAGCAAATTTATAAGTCCCCTTTTCAGCTTTTTGAGAATCGGTACCAATAGATACTCTTAATGAATAACCTTTAGCTAATTCTTCTTCAATGACTTTTTCCAAGTATTCTAATATTGGTTCATCGATAACTTTGTCATTTCTTTTCCATTTCATAATACAACGTTTTAATAATAAAAAAGGCCCCATTGAGGGGCCCTTATCTTTTTAAATTAAAGTGGTTGGTAACAACTCCTTTAATTTTTGATAATTTTTGGACCCTATGTCCGATTCTTTAACTGCAATTCTATGTAACGAACCACCGTTACTTTTATCTAAATATTTAATCTCTTCTGGAAACTCCACTATTGGATTCCCAATAAGATTTAAAAAGGTAAGTTTATTCAAATTACCAATCTCTTTAGGTAGGTTCGATATTTTATTTTCAGTTAATACTAACATTTCTAAATTTTTTAATTTTCCAATTGATGAATGTAATTCAATCATTTTGGCGTTACAGATAATTAATTGGTCCAAATTTTGGAACTTACTAATATCTGGTAATCTAGGTATTTCTCTTGTCATAAATCTAATCGTTGGTGTACTATCATCAATCAACTCAAATAAACTCTCTGCGAAACCAAACTTAATCAAGAAATCTAAATAATTATTATTTTCAATTCCTTTTTTATGTGACTTGGCCATGTTAATTAATTCCTCGTAAAAGAAATTAGAAATACCCTCACTCTCCATCAACACATTTTCAAAAATACTAACGTTCTGACCATTATGTCTATCTTTTAACTGGTTTGTTTCAAAATGTATTTGAAACACCTCGCTAGTTTTACCTTCAAAAAATTGATTAGGTACGATAATGTAAATATCAGATTTATCACCATTAGGTTTTCTATAATTCTCTGTATAATTTCTAAACATACCATTACCCTTTCTAGCGGTACACCAGTTAGCAAAACTATCAAAAGCTACGTTTGCCTCTGTTGTTTTAGGTATAAAAAGAGTGAATTTTCTATCTTTAACTGGTATTTCAGCTTGACCTATCTCCACAAATTTTAAAAGTGTTTTTTCCAAAGCACTAGGTGTCTTTTCAATGAACGGGTCAACAGCATCAAACAATTGAGATAAAGACTTATATTGGTTGATATCTGTTGGGTCAGTCACATCTTTTAAAATGTAACTACCTTTAC